ATATCCCCACCCAAAATTGGTGGATATGCTGAAAAATCTAAAATAATTCATTCGTTTACTAAACATTTTGATACGTTCACTAAAAAAAGTGTCCTATCTTTTTTGTTTTTACAAAATAAAATATGATATTTGAATCATGGAACACGGAAACAATATCACAATTCAAGTAGTTAACACTTTGACAAATGAGGTTTATGACGCTACAATTTACCAAGAGCGTAAATCTTCGTATTTAGTTCATTTCAAAATTGGCTTATTGCCTTTTTCAAAAAGAACAGGCAAAATATTTGGCAAGTATATGGAAACAAATGAAATCTATCAATTACAAATCAAGGGTGCTTAATTGCACCCTTTAAATTAAACGAATATGGAAACAACAATAAAAATATTATGCACGGCACAGGAAGCCTTTGCATTAATTGATTTACTACCAAAAGAATCATTTATTCAATTGGTACAGAACGATCCTACCTACGGGTGGAATGGTTCAGGAGATTTCTATGTGGTGTACATAGACAATTCAAACTATTATTTTTCGCATTCCCGATTATTCAATTTGGGTATGCAGGTTCAACAAAAGATTGCTAATAAGTAAAATATTGATTATGTTGCCAATAGAATTTTTAATACTATATCCTATGAGCCTCCCAGTTGCTTTTTTATTGAGCAAGTTATGGGCAAAGATTAGCCGCAAAAGATATGTAGATACGCCCGAAGCTACACCCTACGAGTTTGAGAAAGACAAACCAGTCAAGAATTACAACCAAGTGATGAACCACATCCATTGTGAAACCAAAAGAATGTATAGGGGAAAACTATTATCATGAAACTATACACAGAGGATCAAGTTGTAAATGCTTTACAAAAAGTATTTTTAGAATCAATAACATTTGAAGATGTTAACGAGGTTGTTAGAAATTTAACACCCATTGAACTACCAAGTGAGGAGGAGATACGAGAAGAGAGATTATTACAATTTCCTGATTCTGAATATGCTAACAGGGCAAATGATAGACTTGCCTTTTATTGTGGCGCAAAATTCGTAATAAACAAAATACAAGGAGGTAACAAATGATACGTTACGAGAAAAAAGATTCCCTACAATGGAAAATGGAATGGTTGGAGAATATCAGGGAGTATGTCTATGTAATAACCGATGGTGGATATTCTGAAAAGTATATGATATACGATTGGAGTTTACACGATGCGATTAAAGATTTTAAAACTAAATTAAAAGTAAAATATGCAGTTAAGTATTGATAGGGCAATGGGATTGCCAAAGGGAACATCCATCATTTATACGCACTTGGATACAAACGATAGCGAGGAAATGAAATGGGTGGGAATGGACTTTTCACCTACTGGATTAATTCGTGGAATTGTAGAGGATGAAGATGGTAACCATTGGTGGGGTTATCTTACACAATTTCATACATTTGATTGATATAATTTTGTATATTCTAAAAATAAAAAGTATATTTGTAAACGATATGATTGACACGGATTCGGCATTAAGAGAGATATTTACCAAGTACACCAATACTGAATTGGAGGTGTTGATGGGTGAGAATTATTACACCATTGCAACTTGGAAGTTTAAATTCAAGAAACACGAATTATCAATTGAAAAAAAAATAGAGATCCTTACCAAGCTGAATTACAGGGTATGGACAAATTTAACATGGCAAAAACCAATTAATTCAAAATAAAATGGAAACAATTAAATCAGCAAAAGTTACCCAAGTTAGTGGTAACGGCAAATGGGATTCACAACAGTATGGCACATTCTACAAGTTTGAGATTGTATTCGACAATGGGGATAGTGGACAATATATGTCCAAAGAACCCGAGCAAAACAAATTCAAGGTAGGGGATGAGGCATCTTACACCATCACCAGTAAGGATGTAAACGGCAAATTGTACTACACAATTAAACCTGCAATGAACCAACAGGGCAAAGGTGGATGGAAACCACAGGCAGCCGACCCCGAAAAGGAAGCTCGTATCTCACGGATGAGTGTGTTAAAGGTTGCAACGGATATTTACATCAACCACGGCAAGATGGAGATTAATGAGATTATACCATTAGCACAATTATTTGAAAAGTGGGTAATGACTGGTGTTAATCCAACAAGTAAAACCGAACCAAAGAAATCGGAAACAGAACACCCATTGTTTAACGATGAACCCCCATTCTAACCATGAGCAACAATATAATTGAAACAATCAACACAACCCTGTATAATGCGATACAGGGCAATATCTCACCATTTGATACATACATAGACCTAAAAGAGGTAGAAAATGCCTTAAATGATGCTATAAATGCGTTAAAAGAGGCGGCAATGGATGAGGCAATCAGATACAATGGACAACAACACCGTGGGTATGAAATTAAGGTAGGTAGTGTTGGAGGTCGGTATTCCTATGACCACATCCCTGAATACATCCAATTAAAAGAACAATTAAAAGAGATGGAGGGTAATTATCAGGATGCGTTTAAACAATACGAAAAGGGATTGCAGATTGTAACCGATGATGGTGAATTAATGCCAGTTGCCAACTATAAACCTAATGCAGTAAGTATCCAATTGAAGAAAAAGTTATGAAAAATATAATTGATCCAAAAGAAATTCATTTGATATCAGAGGGTATGTTATTAAGCATATTAGCATTAAATGAAAACGAGAATGATTCAATGAGTGTATCTATACCAATATTAACTTTAATTGATATTTTTAAACGATATGAAGCGGAGGAAACAAGAAAAGTTAATCATTGGTGTAAACGAGAAGATTTGTTGGAATGGGAATTATCGCATTTGCGTGAATTGATACCAAGTGAATCAAAAGATAATGGTAAAAAAATGACAAGCTTTATGCAATTTAAGGAAATGAAATTAGCGGAAAGGAATGCAAAGAAGTTAAACAATGATTGAAAAATGCATTTAGTCAAAATGATAAAATGGTAAAAAAATAGGGGGTTATTACACCCCCTATAAATCTATGAACGGATAATTTTGAAAACAATCGGCACAAATATAATGAATTTCTATAAACAAAAACAGCCCCGTAAGGAGCTGCAATTTGTAACGGCATCAGTCAGTCCGTTTGATAATTTTTGTTTACATTTTAGAAGGATGTGTTTAACGACTGCGGTACAAATATAAAATTATTTTCGTATATTCGTATTGCTAACAACAACGGAGGTCAGGCCGTTAAGTTTAAAGATTTTGCCCTATATGGGTATTAAGGCTGACCACTTAATACTTGTATAGGGTTTTTTATTTATGGAAGAAACAAACTATTTTGTAATATTTCCAACCGAGTTGTTGGAAGTATTAACACCCCGACAAGCAATATTAATTGGGATTATCACAGGTATGGCGAAAAAACAAGGTTACGCATACCCAAGCAACCAAACATTATCAAACCTATTGAACGTGAGTATTGATTGTATTAAACGTGATTTAGCGGAATTGGAGGAAAAGAAACACATTTATCGTGAAATTATTAGAAATGATAAACAGGAAGTAATACAACGCAGAATTTACCCTACGCATTTAAAACGCACCGAGGTGGGTGCAGAAATACCCCGAGGGGTGGGTGCAAATTTACACGGAGGGTCGGTGCAAAAATCCGCCATAGATAATAATAATAGTTATAATAATAAATTAGATAAAGATAATTATATAACTATCGCAGGGCGATTGTATGATAGGGATGAACTTTTTGAACTATGTTGGAAAGCATATCCAAGAAAAGAGGGAAAGGCCGCAGCACGGAAAACGTGGGGGAAATTGAAAGTGGAGGATATCCAGTTAATACAAAAGCATCTACCATTATTTAAAAAAGAAAGTTCCGCAAAAGAAAAAAGATACATCCCACATTTTTCAACCTACCTAAACCAACGCAGATTTGAGGATGAGGTAGAACCATCCAATATGGGCGGCATCCTAATGGATAAAATAAACAAGCTTACTAATGAAATCGGTCATTCACTAAATAACACTTTACAAATCATTACAAATCAATAATATTTGAACCATGTTTATAAAAGACATAACCCCCGAGATGCTCGATTTGCACATTACTAAATTTTGTGCATTAACTGGAATGGAGTACATCGACCTAACATCAATGATTTACCCAATGGTATTGGAGAAATATGGCAAGTATGATGCGGCAATATTTCCGAACGCATTTAAAGAATTTGTAATATCAGGTCGCAAAGCCCCATCAAAGTTTGCATTTAACTTTATTTGTGGCGTTCTAAACGAATATATACAGGATAACCATACCAAGATACCACGGGTGGAAAATAAACGTGAATACACCCCAAAACTGCCATCCCCCGATGAAATGGAAAAGATATTCCAAAATAACTTTTCACGGTGTACTACAACTTGGATAAATGTATGGTATAGCCAAAAGATGGAAATGTTATCATTGATGGTAATGAACATTGTTTTTAAGGGATTGGTAGAACGTGGATTGGTAGAGGATAATTTTGATCAAGGCGAAGTGTACCAAATGATGGATTGGGTATCTAATTACGAACAAAAATACATCCAGCACCTGAAAGGTTTGAATCGCAACCCATACGCCAAAACAATATATGAAACATTGACTTTGGTTGCCGATAAGAACAAACAGGATAAGACATTAGAGGGAGCGGCTAAATTTGCAATATACATAAACACAAAAAACAATATTTAATCGATATGTTAAAAGTAGAAACAATCACATCAAGTTACTTTTCACCACGAGTGGTCGACAAGGTAAGAGACATTTTAACCCGATTCCCTGAAACACGGGATTCCAACAATCAATTATTGGCAAAGTATTTTCATTTCTATTGCCCCGAACCCGTGCAGTACATTACAGGTGAGGAATTTTTAAACCATCTTGCCGCTGGTAACTTGGGTAAATTGGAGGTAATTACACGGGCATCACGAAAGTTACAACAGGATTACCCTGAATTGCGTGGGTATCTATGGGAAAAACGCCAACGGAAGGAAACGGAAGTTAGGGATGAAGTAAGAACATGGGAGGTATAACAATGACTGCAATACACACATTAATTGATTGGGTTCAGGAAATACAATCGTGTTCGCCTGAATCAACTTGTTTTATTGATGCACAGGAAATTATTGACCACGCCAACAGGTATGCAATGGATGATGAAATGCAGGTGATTAAGTACCTTGGTATTTTAACCGATATTATCAATGCACATCCCGAAATTACACGGGAGGAAATATTGTATGAGATAAACAGAATTAAGGAGATTTTATTATGAAAATAATCGTTAAACACAAAAACACGGAAGTTGTCATCGAGGATGGCGAAACAAAAACCGACACTAATTCCAATCTAATCTATTACAATCAAAAGTATCTATTAGAATTATTGGACAAGATTTTTAAACACATTAAAGAATTGAACAATGACAATCCTTAAATTTATGTTGGACTACCTCTTAATTTTTGTACTGGGTGGGTTTGTTGTATTCGTATTCCTGTACCTACTAATTGATTTAATTAGAAGCTTGGTTAGATATTACAAAAAATGAGGCATTTAGAATCTTCCCTCCAAATTCATTGTGTTAAGTGGTTTAGGTACGAACACCCTGATATGATATTGTTTTCAATTCCTAATGGTGGTAAGCGTTCAGCAATAACCGCTAAAATAATGAAAGCGGAGGGGCAGATGTCAGGTGTAGCCGATTTATTCCTAATGTACCCACATCACGGATTCCATGGATTATGGATTGAGATGAAAACGGATAAGGGCAAACAATCGGATAACCAAAAGTATTTCCAACAGAAAGCGGAGTTCTTTGGGTATAAATACACCATTGCACATTCGTTTGATGAATTTATGAAAATAGTAACAGAATATTTAAAATGATACATTTTTCACTATTTAGTGGCTTGGGAGGCTTCGATCTTGCCGCAGAATGGATGGGATGGAAGAATTATGTGAGTTGTGAAATAAATCCGTTTGCCAATAAAATATTAGAATATCATTTTCCTGATGCCTATCATCATACAGATATAACAACTTTAACTTATGACACAATTAACACTGAACTTACAAGGAGATTTGGAAGCCACTGGAGGAACGATGATATCATCCTCACAGGTGGCTTCCCGTAACTATGCCAACCATTCAGCCTTGCAGGAAAAAGAAAAGGAACTGAAGACGAACGCTACTTGTGGGGCGAAATGCTACGAGCAATACAAGAAATTAAACCGAAATATGTCATTGCAGAAAATGTCTTTGGTATCACAAATATTGATGGCGGATTGGTATTCGAGCAGGTGTGCCTTGACTTGGAAGCTCAAGGGTACGAAGTTCAACCGTTTATTATTCCAGCTTGTGCCAAAAATGCACCGCACCGAAGAGATAGAGTTTGGTTTATTGCCTACACCGTCAGTGATGCAAATGGACTACGAACCAAAGGATGGATGGATATGGATGGGAAATTATTGGAAAGACGAAAAAGGCAAAAAAAGGCAAACGGATTTAACAACAACTGTGAAAATGGGGATGCTACCGACTCCAACTTGCCAGGATGCGAAACAAAAAGAGAACAGTCCAAGCCAACAACACAAAATAAACGAATTGAGTATAGCAGTAGCAGGTGGTACAACTTCCCATCTCAATCCCCGATTTGTAGCGGAGATGATGGGCTTCCCACCAAATTGGACGGAATTACCTTTTCAAAGTGGAGACAAGAATCAATCAAAGGATATGGAAACGCCATAGTACCACAAGTGGCGTATGAAATATTCAAAGTTTTACAACACATTGATGATTCATTAAAATAAATTTGTTATTTTGCAAAATCAAAAAAGGTGTTAACCCTTGAAATTATAGCAAAGGATGAAATCAAATGGCGTAAAATGGCTAATTACCTTGGTGCAAGGTGGGGGGATATTGACGATTGTGTTCAGAATATGTATTTAAAATTAGCCGAAATACAGGAAACAGAGGGTTCATTGCAACGATTAGAAACACCATCAGGTGGGGTGAATACATTTTACATATTTAAAATCCTACAATCAGCAGTTATTAACGTATATCGTGCCGAAAATAAGGTATATGATCACGAAGCACAATTTAACCCAATAGAATCCCCCGAAGAATCCGAATACCGATACCAACAATTAATGCAACGGATTAAGGAGGTAATAGATACGATGCATGAATATGACCAAATGATTTTGGAATTGTATTTTGTCTATGGGCATAGTTTACGGCAAATTGAGAAACGTACAGGCATAACAGTTACATCGGTTTATAACACCTTAAAAAACGCAAAACAACACATTAAAACACATTCAAAAGAATTATATGAGCAATACATACAACAGAAAGCAGACGAAGAAACCATCGCAAGGATTGGGGGATTCGGTGGAGAAGTTCACGAAAGCGACTGGGATTAAAGAGGTAGTAAAATTTGTGGCGGGTGAGGATTGTGGATGCGATGAACGTAAGAATAAGTTAAATGCATTATTCCCACGGAGGCAACCCCTATGTATGACGGAGGAGGAGTACAATTGGTGGACTGCATTTAGGGATAAAAATAGCACCGAAATTATGCCTGATGAAACCAATCACATTGCACAGATGTACACCCGTTTATTTCAGCGTAAAAAAATATACCATCCCTGCCATTGCAACCCCAAGGCATGGCAAGAAATGATAAACCACCTTAATTACATTTGGGATACCTACCAATAGAATGGAGAAACCAATTATAACAAAATCGTATTGGTGTGATAGATGGTATTTTGCGGTGTGGTATAAGGGGTTAAGGCGTGGATTGTATGACACGAAACAAGAGGCACAATTAAAAGTAAAAGAATATGAAACAGGAATTAGTACACATAACCAAGTTAGTCAACAACAAGGGGCAAATTGAGGGGTTACCTAAAAACCCAAGGTTTGTGAAAGACCACAAATTCGTGCAGTTAAAACAATCCATTAAGGATGATCCTGAAATGTTGGAATTGAGGGAGGTTATTGCCGTGGATTATAATGGGGAATTGGTTGTGATTGCAGGGAATATGCGATTAAATGCCTGTTTGGAATTGGGCATTAAGGAAGTGCCGTGTAAGATATTACCACAGGATACCCCAGTAGAGAAATTAAAAGCTATTACCATTAAGGATAATATCGGATATGGTGAACACGATTGGGATGCGTTGGCGAATGAATGGGATGTTGAGGAATTGGCACATTGGGGATTGGATTTACCGATTGAGGCAACAAATGATGATGAGGAAGAATTAGAAAATGAGCAAACTATATTTCCTGTAAAGATTAATTGTGAATCGTTACAAGAACAAGAAACAACATATTTTAAATTAATTGAACAAGGGTTTAACCCCGTAAAAATATGAGCAAAGCATATAGACACGTTACAACACAATTACCATCGGAGGGGATTCCTGTATTGGTATCCACCATTCACGATGATAAATTCATTGCATATTATGATGGGGATGATTGGTTTGATTACCATACAGAGGAACACATACAGAACATTGAATGGTGGATGTACATTCCAATAAGTCCGCAAGAGTAAACAATATGAAATATAAAGATTTAATTGGATATGAAGGCACATATACAATCTACGAAAATGGAGATGTAAAACGCATTAGCACTGGCCGAATAATTAAAACGCAAATAATCAAAGGGTATTATAATATTGAATTATGTCAAAATGGAATACGCAAAAGATACAATGTGCATAGATTAGTGGCATTGACATTTTGTGAAAATCAATACAATAAACCACAAGTGAATCATATAGATGGCAATAAGTTAAATAATCATTGTTCAAATTTGGAGTGGGTAACTTCCAAAGAAAATACACAACATGCAGTGAGGATTGGATTAAAGAAAGGTAGTGAAAAACAAAAAATGGCTGCATCAAAAAATATCACGGAGTATAATCAAAAGGCAACGATAGATTTAATGACTGGTATTGTATTTGATTCTTTAAAAATTGCATGTGAATCAACAAATTTTAATTATACAACGGCAGTAATTCAAATATATCGCAAGTCAAAATCATGTCGATTTAAATATGTTTAATAACCAAACAAATAACATCACATGAGTAAAGTATTAGTCATAATGGATGGCATGAGTGCCGTTACCTACCATCGTTTAGCAATGCCATGGGCAATGATTCGTTTCCATCAACAATTGGATGTAACATTTGCAATCACCCGACCTGAAATTGAGGCGGTAAAGGTTCAGGATTACGATGCTATTGTAATATCACGTTACCTGCGATTCAATACCAAAATAATAACAGATTGTAAAAAGTACGGTGTCAAATTCATTGTTGATAATGATGACCATTGGATTATTCCAAAACATAACCCTGCCTATTCCTCATACAAGAAAAAGGCAAAGGATGGGGTAATATCATGCATAAAGGCAGCCGATGCAGTAATTGTTACCACGCCCCAATTGGCAGAGAAAACAAAAGAAATCAACCCAAATGTTTACATCGCACACAACGCATTGGATTTGGAAGAACCACAATGGAACGCCAAGGCAGCCCATCCCTTTACAATTGGCTATGTTACAGGCTCATCCCACCTATATGATGTGAAGTTATTAGAGAATCAGTTATCCAATGTACTGAAACGCAATCAATGTAATTTCTTATTGGCTGGGTATGCACCAATGGAACGAATATCGCAGATGATGGAATACTATATCACGGGTGAAAAGGAACGCCCGACATGGTTCTATATCGGTGAGGGTGTCAATGTGTTGAATTATGGTAAGTATTACGCATTTATGGATGCCGCTATTGCACCATTAGAAAAGACATCATTCAATAAGTATAAATCCGAATTGAAGATTATTGAAGCTGCGGCATATAGATTACCCATTTTTGTAAGTGCCGTTGAACCATACACCAACCATAGAAAAAACAAAGGTGTGATTTTTGTAGAGAATAACGATTGGTCGATACTGGATAAATATTTAGCCGATAAAGCGTTATTAAAGGAGTTAGGTGAAGCCAATTACCAGTATTGTAAAGAACACCACAATTTATACCAAGTAAATGAACAACGAATTAAAGCGGTTACAGATTGAGAAGGCAACCATTGCCGATGATGAACAACCCATAAGATTAAAGACGGTATTGCAATCAGGACACCTTGGGGATTTATTATATTCGTTATCTGCTATACAGGCAATCGGTGAACCTGTGCATTTTTACGTTGGTTTTAAATTATCCAATGGTGTTCCAAATCATCCAAGTGGTAGGTATTGCATGAATAGTGAGATGTATGCCTATATTAAACCATTGTTACAAGCACAACCCTACATTTCGCAAGTATCAATACATGATTCAAAAATTGTAGATTATAATTTTGACCAATTCAGGAACATCGGTTTAAATTTAGCGTGTGGTGATTTGAGGCGTTCACATTTCCAAGTGTATCCCGAACTTGCAACCGATTTAACACAACCTGCATTATTTGTTGAACAGACATTCCCACAATTTAATGATTCAATTGTAATTAATTTTAGTAGTCGGTATAGAAATAGGCACATGAATTATTCGTTCCTCCAAAATTACAATGTGATATTCGTGGGGTTAGATCAGGAATATGATGAATTTGTTGCCCGTAACCATTGGCAACCCAAACGGATGTTAATTGATGATGCCCTACAAATGGCAATGCTGGTTAAATCATGTAAGTTATTTATCGGAAATCAATCCTCCACCTATGCAATAGCCGAGCAATTAAAAGTACCAAGATTATTGGAATCATATCAACCATGCCCTAATGTTATTCCGATGGGTGCTAATGGATATGATTACACAAATCAAAGTACCCTTGAATATTTTGTTAAAAAACTTATCAATTAATCAAAACTATGACACCACAAGAAAAAGCAAAGGAGTTAGTAGAAAAATTTTACCAAACAACACCAAATGAAGCTTGGATAAATCAACCTATTGGATTAGCAAAAGAATATAAAGCCTATAATCAAGCTAAAGAATGTGCGTTAATTATGGTTGATGAACTATTAAGTAATTCAACATTCCTATTGAGCAATGGCGAATTATATTTTTGGAATCAAGTCAAAGAAGAAATTAATAAATTGTAATTCGAGAATAATTCGACAAATATGGCAAACGAACAAAACTTAATTCCACCTGCACAACTTGGTGAGGTACGAAACCCAAACGGCAGACCCAAAGGGAGTAAGAACCGCAGTACCATTGCCCGTAAGTGGTTGGAGGTTATGCAAGATGCCAAGAATCCCATCACGGGAGAATTGGAAAAACTATCCCAAGAGGATTTGATTACCCTTGCAATGATTCATAAAGCCCGAAAGGGTGATGTCAATGCGTATAAGCAATTAATGGATTCAGGCTTTGGAATGCCTACCCAACAGATTGATGTTAATACAGAAACACCAATATTTAATGGTATAAATTTGGATGTTGCAAAAGACAACGGCACAAAATAAGATAGCAGCACTACGGAAACGGGTGCGAATAGTTAGGGGTGGAACATCCAGTTCAAAGACCTTTTCAATTATTCCTATGCTTATAACATATGCAGTACAGAACCCAAGACAAGAAATAAGCATTGTAGCGGAATCAATACCACATTTAAGGCGTGGTGCTATCCGTGATTTCCTTAAAATTATGCAGATGGTTGGAATGTTTAGGGATTCCCAATGGAATAAATCATCCCTTACCTATACATTTAGCAATGAATCGTTTATTGAGTTTTTTAGTGCCGACCAACCCGACAAGTTACGGGGTGCAAGGCGTGATGTGTTATTTGTCAATGAGTGCAACAACATAGAATGGGAATCATATTACCAAATGGCAATCCGTACACGGAAGTTTATTTATTTGGATTACAACCCAGTTACTGAATTTTGGGTGGATACGGAATTGATTGGTGATGCAGATTCCGAAATGATTGTGTTAACCTACAAGGATAATGAGGCATTGGATGAATCATTGGTTCGGGAAATTGAGAAAGCCCGTGATAAAGCCGAAACAAGTGAGTATTGGCGTAACTGGTGGGCAGTTTACGGATTAGGGCAAATCGGTAATTTAGAGGGTGTTATATTTAGCAACTACAAAACGATTGATACCATCCCAAAGGAGGCACGATTAATTGGGTGTGGTTTGGACTTTGGTTATTCAGTTGACCCCACGGCAATTGTAGAGATATACCAATACAACAACCAACGTATTGTTAATGAGCTTTGTTACAGAACAGGGATGTTAAACACGGATATTGCCAAGATATTACCCAAAGGAGTTCCGATATATGCAGATAGTGCCGAACCTAAATCCATTGAGGAAATACGCAGATTTGGAATATCCATTAAACCCGTTACCAAGGGCAAGGATTCAATCAACTATGGAATACAGGTTATGCAATCACAGGAATATTTAATTACAAAGGATTCAACCAACTTAATAAAAGAATTAAGAGGGTATTGCTGGGACAAAGGCAAAGATGGTAAACAATTACCGATTCCCGTAGGTGATGACCACATCATCGATGCGTGGAGGTACTTTGAAATGGAATCACTTGGGCTGAAAAAGAATTTTGGCGTGTATGATGTTAGGTAATTATTTTTTATATTTGAAAAATGAATATAATAAATTTTAGCGGTGGCAGAACCTCGGCATATATGACCAAAAGGCTAATCGATGAAGGTGGTGAATACTTAGTTACTTTTCAAAACACGGGAAAGGAAATGCCGCAAACATTGGATTTCATTAATGAATGTGATAAACGCTGGAATTTAAATATTGTTTGGTTGGAATACCGATATGGTAACAATTTTGAGGTTGTAAATTATGAAACCGCTTCAAGGGATGGCAGACCATTTGATGAAGTAATCGCACATAAGAAGCATTTTTTACCCAACCAACGATTGAGATACTGCACGACATTTATGAAGATTGATACGTTACGTAGATATTTAAAAAGTATTCACGTAACTGATTACACATCTTTTAACGGAATTAGATACGATGAGCCAAGGCGATGGGCAAAGATAGAGGCAACGGATTTGGATATTGAATTACCATTGGTTAAATGGAAGGTAACCAAAAAAGATGTGTTGGATTGGTGGAAAGTTCAAGATTTTGATTTAATGGTCAATGAGCCGTATGGCAATTGTGATTGTTGCTTCTTGAAAGGTAAGGGTAAATTATCAATTATCGCAAAGGAAAAACCCGAATTATTTGACTGGTGGATTAACCACGAAACAAATAGTACATTTAAAAAAGATATATCTTACCAGCAAATAAAAGACAAGGCAGAATCACAATTTGGTCTTTGGGATAATGATCCATCCTTTGAGTGTTTTTGCAATGTAGATTAAAACATACACAAATTCAATCGTTAATAATATGATGACCACACAAACCCTATCAGTACCATCCTGTTTAAATGACATCCCATTGGTGCGTATGCAAGAATACGAGCAACTGCCAAAGGATTTGGATGAGTTTGATAAGACAATTCAGGCAGTTTCAATTTTCTGTAACATCTCAATCAAGGAAGTAAAGGCAATGCCTATGGATGTACTGAATAAAGTTGCAGCCATTTTAGTTAAGGCATTATCCGAAAAGCCAAAGTTTGAATCCAAGTTTGAATTGAACGGAATTAAATACGGGTTTGTGCCTAATATGGATGATTTAACCACAGGGGAATTTATCGATATAGAGAATTACAACAAGGCAGGGGATATGTATAAGACATTATCGGTGCTATACAGACCTATTACAATTGAGGGGCAGGGTGGTAGATACGATATTGAGCCGTACAATGGCAAGATAAATGAGGAATTTAAAATGATACCATCAGGGGTTGCCTATGGTGCGATGGTTTTTTTTTGGACTATCGGAGCCGACTTACTCAACTCTATCCTGAAGTTCTTGGAAACGAATCCGAGGGTACAGATTCCGAATACGGTATTCAACAAAAGTGGGGATGGTTTAGCTTTGTCCACTGGTTATGTGAGGGAGATATTACAAGAGTTGACATTGTTACAAAATACCCCATTTCAAAAACCCTCCTTTGGGGTTGTTACAAAAGCGACATGGCGGACTTGGAAAAACAAGCAATCCAAAAATCATTTAATAAAAACCGATGAACAATAACCATATAGGTACGGCATTCCAAATATTCAAGGAAATAGCCGATGAATTAGGGTGGAATTATAGCCACGGCACATTGGATGAGCATTCGTTGAAAGCTATCACCGTATATCCATTGTTGCACGTTACAATGCAAACTGCATCCCTAACCGATGTAACCGAGCAATTTAATTTTAATATCCTGATTGCCGATATTACCAACTATTTGAAAGGTGAAAATGAGCAACAAGATTTGGTGGATGTATATTCTGAAATAGGGTATACAGAGAATCAAAACTATGCCCATATATTACAAAATCTATACGTTGAATTTTCACGTTTGGTGTATGCCAAGGAAAAGGAATATTTCAGCCAAATACAATGGATTAGACCGATTGCATTCACCCCATTCACCGAGGGTGGACAAGATGTATTAACTGGATACAATGTATCAATTACAATTGAATTACAAAACCCTTGGGTTACTGATGGAACTTGTTACTAATGGCAATTAAATACACCAATACCGAGCAGGTTGCCCAACAGATGGCTAATTTCTATGCCTCACAGGCACGATTGGAATTAGAGGCAAAACATACCCGTACTGCAATCCGTGCCAAGTGGAAAAAGGTTGGTAGTGATTGGCAGCCCGTAAATGTAACCAAACAAAAGGTTAAAGCAAATTATGTTGCATCGGGTAATTTGGTGCGTTCAATCAAACCATTTGTGGATGGGATGGAATTTGGTATCACAATGGATTGGTATGGTGAGGCAATCCGTAGAGGTCGGCAACCTTGGGGAAAGTTCAAAGGCGGTAAAGGTATTCCACCCCGTGCAATGGATGCATGGATAATGAATAAGAGGTTAAGGCCAAGAGATCCCGAATCAGGACAATTCCTAAAAAATACCCGTGCAAATAAAAAGGCAATGGGATTCATGATGAATAGAAAAATCAAACACTTTGGAATAGAACCTTTTGATTTTATTAAAAAGGCAACGGTATCCACCAATTTTAAATTTAAAAATGCCTTAACCGAGGCAGTAAAAAAAGATATTCAAAATTATGTCGCTAACATTTGAAGTACAACCACAGGGCAACATGGGGGCAATGTCCCCAATAATATACCAAGCTTATGACACCGACTACAATAAAACAGGGTTTTACTACCTATTTGATGTTTATGTTTGGAATGGTTCTGCATCGTTCCCAGCAACTCCAAATTATTCGATTACACGAGATGCCGATACTTTTGCAAATAATCGTGCGTGGATTGACATTCATAAATTAGTCAACCAAGCGTTAACCGAGGATTTCTTGGATGTTGGAACATACAAACCAAACGTAACGGGCGGAGCTTGTTATTTTGGCGTTAAGGCAAAAGGAGTATGGGCAACGGGTTCAGGTTCGTACGTTTCTTCCAATATCAAATTGGCAACCAATGGGTGGTCATACACCTTTGATGGGTTTAACCATAGTTATGGAACACAACGGGTATTCACAGACAAAACCACATTTTACATCACGGCACAAACACCAAGTTATTATGTGTGGTATGATGCCAATCTAATTACCTCCATAACCATTGGCAGTACATCGGTTACACCCGTAGCAGTTACATCATCCTCCAATTATATACAGGGGATTGACGTTGTGCAATTATTGGCAGCCGCAGGAGTATCCTCCGACACCACCATAACTTTTGCATATTCAGGTGGTACACAGGTGTATAACATAGATTATCAGTGTCAAAATAAATACGGAAGTGTAACTATTCATTACCTCAATAATTATGGGGTGTATGATACAATGGTATTTAATGCCCTATCAAAAAAGGTATTCAATTATGAGCGTGAAACGTACCAAAAACCAATATTCTTAACACAGAATATGGCTAATGCGTGGACATATGGGGTTCATCAAACACAAAATTTCCTAACCAATGCAACCACAACAATGGTGGTAAATACCGACTACATCCCCGAAGCTTACAATGATATTATTCAGCAACTATTCGCATCGGATAATTTATTGATTGATGAGAATAATATTTCGTATTCGGCACGGATAGTGGATTCAACATTTAATCGGTTAACCCGAATTAACGATAAATTGATTCAGTACACATTAACCATAGAATACAACCAACCCTTAATCAATAAAATCGTAAGATAATGAATGTTAGGTTTTCAATGACCATTGCAGGTCAACCGATTGATTTATTCCAAGATGAGGTTGTTAAGTTAACACGGCAAGTTAAGGATGTTAGCGACCTATCACAGGCACGGACAGATTTTACACAACAATTTACCATCCCAAGTTCACCTACTAATGATGAGGTATTTTCCAACTACTTTGAGGAAAATATTGTATTAGGGAATTGGAATGCATATCTAAAATTGGATGCAACGATATTTATTCATGGATTGCCAGTATTCGTTGGATGTGTGGAATTAAGTGGGGTGAAGTACGCCAATGGACTTGCACGGCAATATGATATTATATTCTATGGACAGGCAAAAAACGCCTTTGCCCTATTCGGTGAAGATACGTTGATTGATGTTGATTGGAGTGAATTAGAACATAGTGTAAGTGCAACCAATATCACTAATAGTTGGCAACAGACATTTTTAAATGGGGATATCATTTACCCAATAATTGATTGGCACGTTGGGTACACATATAGCAGTCAATTTCAGATTAAAAATAATATTGGTAGTGATGATGTAGGTGGTATTCAAATTAATGATTTACGGCCTATTATTCGTATTCGTAAAATGTTGGAGTTGTGTTTTGCCAATGCAGGGTACACATTAAACGGAAGTTTATTAGACCGACCCGAATTTGATGATTGGTATGTTGCACCGATGGGTGTTGCAGGGCCTGTACAGAATTACACCAATGAACAAGCCAAAATTGAAGTTACAAGAGGCAGTTTTACAATAGCCGCACAAACCGCAGTAACTGGGAATGGTGGGTATTTGGTTTACCCATATAACACGGAGGTATCAGACCCTTTAAATCTATATAGTACCTCTACACATATTTATCAAGTACCCTACAATGGGGAATATACTATTGAATTAGAATGGGTTATTGGGGCATTGCCTACACCACCAACCGCAGGTTATGTAAATGTGTTTGCCACGGCAATTTTAGTTAATGGAAATCCTGTTGAACGTATTGGTTATACATTGGTTCAGACATATACTAAAACAACCACATTGACTTTAAATCAGGGTGATCAAGTAACGATTGGATATGCCAATTTATGGGGGGCAACCATTACGAGTGCCAAATTTAAAATTACACAAGTTCCATATGGTATTGCCGATTCGTTATTGAATTTAAAATGGATAATGCCTACAACTAAAATTGTTGATTTTATCAGGTCATTCATGCAAATGACAAATTCAATATTAGTTCCTGTGGATGCCACCACATTTGAGCTTCACAATATTGAGGATTGGTATGCCAATGCGGTAACCAAGGATTGGACAAAATATATCGATACAAAAGAAATATCCCATCAAAAGATGGATATCCCAAAGGCAATAATGATGAGCCATGCCGAGGGGTTGGATTTAGCAAATCAGGAAATTATATCAAAGTATAACAGAAAATTTGGGATGATAGATTTTAGCCCACAAGTTGACTTTGCCCGTGAGGAATTTACCATCGAAACAATTTTTAATATATCCGTGCCATCGGTTATGCGAGAGATTAACGATGTGGGGAATGTAATTGGATTAACCGATTTACAGATTCCTGTAATGTTGGATAAGGATAATAAACCCGTTCAACAACCATTAACGATGTTTTTCTATGCAGGGTATAACCAAGTATTTTTCCCTTATTATTTTAATGGAACACAATATTATGATTTAGCCATTGTTTCACCTTATTCAGGTAGCCCAGTAGCCAAAACAAGCTATTCGTTGGCGTATGGCCTTGAAAACGTGTTGGCAGGTGATATGGCATTGAATACATTGTTTAAATTGTATTACGAAAATTACCTATCACGTTATTACTCTACAAAATCCCGTATCGTTACAATGGATGCGGTGATTCCTGTGGGGGAGTGGTTAAATTTATCATTAAATGACACTATCGATATATCAGGGAATTATTATAAGATACAGAAAATTGATTATGATATTTTAAACGAACGTGCCGTAATTGAATTTATAACCTACAATGATGTTACCACCATTACATTGGATTCCGATGGGAATACTGCGGAGTGGACTGATGGCACAACCGACCCAAGCCGTGGGGCAACATTAATCGGGAATGGTATTGTAGGTAGACAATTGACAAATTCACGCCCATGGGATGCATTAAATTACACGGGCATACCACAACAGACAACCTACAATGACCAAAATGTGGGTGGGATGAAGATTATCACCAATCAATTGTTCAATCGTTTCAGGCGTACCGTAATGACTGCCTACAATGATACACCCGTTGCAACGGCAACCATTGGGGATGATCCTGTATTTATTGGATTTGAGGGATATGAATTGATGGGGCAAGAACGTATGGTGTGTTCGTTGGTAGATAGTTGGATTTATGACGAATACGGGGGGCAATTTAGGTTAACGGCAATTGTATCGGTTGATAAAACAGCAAACAAACACGATGGATTTGCCATTTTTGTTGATGGTGTTCGTACATTGGCATACACATCATTGGACAAAACCAATGGTTCAGTAACAATAACAACCATGTTAAATTTAGGTGCGGAACAAAAAGTTCAAGTTGCATTTTGGAATGAAGATAATGAATCTCATTCCATCACTATTCATAATGTGCGTTTAATAGTAGAGCTACAATAATGATAAATTTAATTATACAATTGGCAATTAGTCAGGAATGGCATGGGGTATCTAAATCGGTAGACCTTGCCAAAGGTGGAAATCAATACATCACATCATACAAACAATTTTGGAAAATAATTAAAAGGGAATACTACTCATGGCGGAAGATATAAAATATGCGATAAAAGTTGATACTGGTGGCGTTGATACGGCTACCAATGCAATTAATAATTTAGGCAAAGCCACAAAACAAGCCGTAGAAAAATCATCGGATAAATTAGGAAATTTATCGGAGAAGTTTGAATCAATGCCAGGCCCTATTGGCAATGTTGCAAGTTCATTAGGTGGTTTAGGTAAATCAATGATGGCATTAGTTACCAACCCATTGGGTGCGGTACTAACTGGATTGGTTGGCATATTTATGACCTTACGTTCTGCATTAAAGCAGACGGATGAGGGGATGGATTCATTGGAACAACTTACATCTGCATTTAGTGCGGTAATTAATCCATTGATACAAGCGGTGTCCAAACTTGCCGCAACATTAGTTGGTGGACTTGCTAAAGGATTGGAATTGGTAACATCATTATTTAGTGATGCTGCGGAACAGGGTGCAAACCTTGCTAAAATTCAACAAGATTTAGATGATGTTGAATTACAATTAGCGGAATCAAGAGCTCAACAAAATAAAACATTAGCCGAGGCAAGAGAATTACTATCCGATACCAATGCTACATTACAAGAACGCAGGAAAGCATTAAAACAAGTTGCCGATTCCGAAACAGATTTAGCAACCAAGGAATTAAAGTACGCAAAGGATAGGTTAAAGGCTGCACAATTAGACCAAAAATTAAATGGTGAAACCGAAGAATCAAAAAAGAAAGTAAGCCAAGCGGTTATTGATGTAGCAAATGCGGAAACAGATTTAGCGGCAAAGCGTAGGTTATTTAATCGTGAACAAAAGAAATTAGATTCCGAGGAAAAAGCATCGGCAAAAGAACGTGCAGACAAAGCAAAGGAATATGCCGAAGAGCGTAAAGCGGCAAGTGATAAAATCCGTGAATTAGAGCAACAAAATATTATTGCATCTATAAAAGGTGAGGAACAAAGAGCAGTAAAACAAGCGGAAATAGATTTAGAAAATGCCAAGCGTGAAATTGAACGTGGTAAATATACCAAGCAAGAAAAGAATCGGTTAATTCAGGAACTGGATGAACAACATCAATTAAAATTAACACAGATTGCAGTTGATGGTGAGAAAAAACGCAATGATGAAGTAAAGGCATTCCAAGACAAAGCCGCATCCGATGAACAGGCGTTTATTGATTTGCAGTATCAAAAAAAGCAATTGGAAATTGAGCGTACAATTACTGATGAAAAGAAATTACAAGAAGAATTATTTAAGTTAGAGGCAGATAGAATACAAAATCAAATACAAGCGGCAAAGGATGCAGGTAAAGACACCACGGCATTAGAGGCACAATTGTTAGCAAATTACAAAGCAAGTAATAAATTTAAACAAGAATCCGATAATCAAACTGCGGAAAATAAAAAGAAAGCAGAGGCACAAACATTAGATGCAGTATCACAAGCATTGGGAGGTGTAATTGATTTGGTGGGTGCAGAATCCAAGTGGGGTAAATCATTGGCAGTTGGACAGGCAATTATAAATACTTATGTAGGTGCATCCAAGGCAATTGCCGAGGGTGGAACGATAGGCCCTATATTGGCTGCTGGTGTTATTGCATCGGGGTTGGCACAGGTTAGACAAATTACAATGACTAAATTACCCGATCCTCCATCCGAGTTTGGTGGTGGCGGTGGTGGTGATGCATCTGCATCCGTACCCACTCCATCATTTGGCCCAAGTGTGGGAATCGTTGGCGGACAGATAGGCAACAATGCACAATTGGCACAAGCATTTGGTGGGGTAATGCGTAAACCGATAAAGGCCTATGCCGTAGGTCAGGATATGACATCACAACAATCATTGGATAGGCATATAAGCCAAAATGCAACATTGGGTAAATAATACGTTTGATAAAAAATGAGAATCGTTGAATTAGTATTGGATGAGCAACAATTAGCCACAGGCATTGAGGCAATTTCCATCGTGGAAGCACCTGCGATTGAATCCAATTTTATTGCCCTGAACAAACAGAAGTTTGAATTCAAAACAATGGATTCGGAAAAACGTGTGTTGTTAGGCCCTGCATTGATTCCAAATAAACCTATTTATCGTAATCAGGAATTAAATGGTAAACAGGAGGAATTCTATGTTTACTTTTCCAAGGCTACAATTGAAAAGGCATCACAATTATATATGATGCGTGGCAACCAAGCCAAAACCACCGTAGAGCATCAATTTGGTGTTGATGGTGCAATTGTGGTTGAAACGTGGTTAAAGGTGGATGAGGTCAATGATAAATCTGTTGCATACGGATTCAATGAACCTGTGGGAACATGGTTTGTTGCAATGAAAATTGTGAACGATGAGTTGTGGAATGATTTTGTAAAAACAGGCAAGGTTAAGGGATTTTCAATTGAGGGATTCTTTGCCGATAAATCAATTCCAGCACAAATGAGCAAGGTGGATGAGGATGAGGTGAAGTTAAATGAAATAGTAAATATTTTAAAAGATTATATCAATGGAAAATAAAACATCATTCCATAAGTTTATGGATGCAGTTAGTTCACTTGAAGTGGAACTTGCTGAAAACCCAAAAGAGGTTGGACAAAAAATAAAAAAATCAATTGATTCAAGTAATGAAGTTGCAACAAGAATGCAGAGAATTTCTGTTGATGTTGGGAACTGGGCATTGATGATTAACAACGCTTTAAAGGAATTAGAAAAAGCAAAGAGTGCCGCAAGGTTAGGACGTATGCAATCCGAAAAAGCAAAACAAAAGGATGCTGCTAAACAATGGGGTAAACTTGAAGATGAAGCGACTAATGCCATTGCACAATATAGCAAGTTAGCCAAGGCAGTAAAAGTATTAGATGCCGCCTTGTAATTCTATTTCAAAATACAACAATCAATAAATTAATCGTATTACAATTATGAGCAACGCAAAAGATACCTTAAATCGTGTACTTGATGTACTTGGTTTAGGTAAAGCCGAAGCAACCATCGAGGTTGAAATGGCTCAAAAGAAAACAATGGATGGTGAAGTGGTTTTAGATAGCGAGAATTTCGCAATTGGCGAACCTGTATTCATTGTAACCGAGGAAGGTAATATCCCAGTACCAATGGGTGAATACATCCTTGAAGACGGAATGAAAATCGAAACCGATGAAAAGGGGGTAATTGTTGAGGTGTCAACTGAAAAAGAAGAAGAAGTTACCGAAGAGGTAATTGAGGAAGTTGAAGCCAAAGACATGATCGAAAAAGAAGAAACAGGAATGATGGGTAAAGATTCAATGCCTAAAAAGGTTGTTAAATCTAAAACCGAAATGGAGGAATCTTATTTCTCTAAAATCGATGCCCGTTTGTCTGCAATTGAATTATCAAACGAATCGTTAAAGGCTGAAAACATCAAGTTATCTGCTGAAAATGAGGAATTGAAAAAGCAATTAGCGGAAACACCTGCACCCCATGCATCGTTTAGCCCCGAGGCAGAAACCAAAACTGAATTGAAATTCAAGATTGGTGCAAAGCGTGAAGTGTCTATTAAGGACAGAGTATTTGATTCATTATTTTAAACATTAAAAACACACTAAATAAAAATGAGAAATAAATTTGCATTTAGCGGCCCAACTATTAACCCGAACACCTATGCAGGTTTGTTCGCAAATAAGTACATTGCGGCTGCCCTTTTGTCGGGTGATACCCTTGCAAAAGAATTAATCACCGTACACCCTAATGTGGCTTACAAAGAGGTTATCCGTAACTATCAAAATAGCATCGTAATCGCTGATGCAACTTGTGATTTTACCGATTCTTCATCTGTAACTTTGGGCGAATACGTTTTAACCACCGTTGAAAAGCAGGTTAACTTACAATTGTGTAAGAACCAATTGCGTACTACTTGGGAAGCTGCACAGGCTGGATTCTCTGCATTTGAGAAATTACCTGCAACTTTCGAAGAATTTGCATTGGCACAAACCGCAGCAGAGGTTGCACAAGCCGTTGAATTAGGTATTTGGAAAACAAGCCTATTCTATAATGGTACTGCTGATGAGGGAATGGTTGGTTACCTATTGGATAACTCCGCTATTACCGTAACTGCAACTGGTGTTACAAGTGGTACAAACGTAGTTGCCCGTTTACAGGCAATGTTGGATGCATCTCCAGCCGCTTTGTATGGAAAAGAGGGATATCAGTTCTATGTAGGCCCTACCACAATGAAAGCTTACCAAGCCGCATTGTCAGCAGGTAACTACAATTTCCAATTCTATGTTGGTGAGAAGCCAATGAATTTCCAAGGTATTCCTGTTACTATGTGTCCAGGCCTTAACGATTCCGATTGCGTATTGGGATTGAAATCAGACCTACACTTTGGTACAGGTTTATTGAGTGATTACAACGAAGTGAAATTTATCGACATGAGCGATATTGATGGTTCACAGAACGTGCGTATCATCATGCGTTTCACAGGTGGTTTGATTGCTACTAACCCAACTCAACAAGTTGTATTAAATATTTCTTAATTCATTAGGAAATAGAGATTGAATAATGGGGGAGGGAAACACAAGCCCCTCCCCTTTTTTTTAAACACAAATAAATAAAAATAGAAATGTCTTGTAATACATTAGCTAATAGATACGAACCATGTAAACAATTCGTGGGTGGTATTCGTGGTGCATTTTTCGTACCCTATGTTTTTAGTAACGTAGTAACCAAAGATGCAAGTGGATTGGTAACATCAATCAACAATGGTGCGAGTCCTACCCCTGTAAATGTTACAGGTTGGTTTTGGGAATTGAAAGGTTTATCAACCTTGGAAGTTGCCCCAACTGTTTCTCGTGATAATGGTAACACCATGTACACACAAACCTTTACCCTATCTTTTAAACCAAGTGGAGTAACTCCCAATGCTGGTGATTTAGATATGGACACCATCCAAACTTTAAACCAAGGTCGTTGGAGAATTATCCTATGGGATAGAAATGACCAATTTTGGTTATTGGGTGAAGATGAGGGATGTGATTCAACTGGTGGTTCACTATCTTGGGGAACACAGATGGGTGATGCCCGATTAAATACCCTAACCTTTGTAGGTAGTGAAAAGGCAGCCCCTACCCCCGTAGATGCTGAAACCTATTCAGAGGTATTGACCGTTATCACCGTACCCGCTTAATCTCAATTAAGGTTTTCATATTTGAATGGTTAGACCCTCACCAATGGTGGGGGTTTTTCTTTATAATGGAACGATAATTTAATTTTGCGTTTATTAAATAGATGGTTATAAATCTATCCACGGCAAATATTTCATTCTATCCCTTTGTTTCATTTGAAAATGTAACACAAGGGGGTGCAACATCGTATTTATTGCAACAGGATGGATTTTATATCTTACAACAAAATGGTAGTAAGATTATTACAAGTGAGGGTGGTGGAGTTGTAAACGTGCAGGTATGGCATAAGAATACCAAAACTATGGTTGAGGCTAATGCAACACCTGTTGAAACAGGCACTAAAATTAGTGTAGCATTACCATCGTTAACCAATATTGCAGATGTTGCACAGGATTTAGATGTGTGCTTAATTCGTGTATTTAATGGTGATACCCTATTATGGGAATACCTTGCCACATGGTCGAATGAATCTACCAACATCAATAAGACATTTAAAAATTGGGATACCACATCAAACATTAGTCCACAATGGATAACATTATAAAACAGAATTTTTCGTTTATGCAATTTGCATCCTACACCGCACCTGCGATTGTAGAGCATAAGAATAAACATTGGGTTGAATACGGAGAGGATAACGATTATTATCAGTATTTAATTGATTTGTATCTTGGTTCACCAACAAACAATGCGGCAATTAAAGGTATTGCAGATTTAGTGTATGGATTAGGTTTGGAGGTAGTTAAATCCGATAGGAATTTAAAGGGGTATATTGAATTTAAAAAGCTTATTAAACCTGATTGCATCCGTGCCGTTACATTGGATTTGAAGATGTTGGGGCAATATGCTTTTCATTGTGTTAAATCCAAGGACAAGAAATCCTATGTTAAGGTATCTCATTGGCCTATTCAAACCCTACGCCCTGAACGATGCAACGATAAAGGTGAAATTGAGGGATGGTATTTCTGTGCCGATTGGAGTAAATTAAAAAGAGGTCAACAACCTAAAAGATTTGCATCATTTGGATTTGATGAGAATGAAAATGAATGTATATTGGTGGTTAAACCATATTCAACAGGATCGTACTACTTTGCACCCGTAGATTATCAGGGTGGTACACAATGGGCAGATTTAGAATGTGAAATTAGCAACTACCATATTAACAACATCAAAAATGGTTTAGCACCATCGATGTTAATTAACTTTAATAATGGTCAACCACCCGAAGAGGTTAGAAATGCAATAGAGGGGCAAATTAACGCCAAATGGAGTGGTTCTTCCAATGCAGGTAGAGCAATTATATCATTTAACGATTCCAAGGAAACGGCAACCGAAATAACACCAGTTCAATTATCCGATGCTCATAATCAGTACGAATTCCTATCAAGGGAATCCACCCAAAAGATAATGTTAGCTCACCGCATTGTATCACCAATGTTGTTGGGGATTAAAGACAATACAGGATTAGGGAATAATGCCGATGAGTTGCGTAGTGCATCTATACTATTCGATAACATCGTTATAAGACCATTTCAACGATTAATTATTGAGGGTGTAGAGAAAGTATTAAACGCCAATGGAATATCGTTGGAAATGTACTTTAAAACGTTGCAACCTTTGGAATTTACCGATTTATCGGGTAAGGAAGTTACCGAGGAAGTTAAGGAACAGGAAATGGGATTTAGTTCCCAAAAAAAAAAGTATGATTTTGTAAAACCCAATGCAGGGGAATCGGAAGATGATTTTATTTCCCGATGTATTGGCGTGGTAGTTGGCGATGGTAAAGAACAAGACCAAGCGGCTGCAATATGTTACAATTATTGGGAGGGTTCTGTTCAATTGGCGGAATCATATACCGACTATCCCGAAAGTGCATCTAATAACGCTAAAAAGGCATTAGAATGGGCAGAGAAAAACGGATGGGGTGATTGTGGTACACCAGTAGGCAAACAACGTGCAAACCAACTTGCAAAGCGTGAACCAATATCTCGTGAAACTATTGCACGAATGGCGGCATTCCGCAGACACCAACAAAATAAAGATGTACCCTATTCCGAGGGGTGTGGTGGATTGATGTGGGATGCATGGGGTGGTGAATCAGGTATTCAATGGGCTGAAAATAAATTAAAACAGATTGACGCTAAATTGAGTGTTGATAGACCTGAATTTACACAAGAAGCCGAACAAGAATGGATTGAATACCTAAAAGACAAAGGTCAAGTGATTGATGAATCGGTTTGGGAGTTAATTGATGAATATCCTGTGGATGATCCCGACAACGAACAACACCTATCACGCCACGAATTTTTTAAACGATTTGCCAACCCTGATGAGAAATCCAAGGATGACAAGGGTATTTATTTGATTCGTTATCGATACGCACCATTCCGTGTTCAAGAGAATAGCCGCATATTTTGTAAAGATATGGTTGCCAATGCCAAGCTTGGTGTAACCTATCGCAGGGAGGATATTGATGTAATGGGGGATGCTGGTATTAATGGACAATTTGCACCATCGGGAAAATCATCCTATTCAATATGGAAGTATAAAGGTGGGGTATATTGTAAACACCAATGGTTCAGGTTAACATACCGAAGGAAGAAAATTAATGGTAAAATTATACCATTGACAAGTGAAGAAAAAGAACAGAACATGAGGGATATAGTGGACAATTACGATAGAGTATCTTCACAGAGTGCAGATAGAGCAGGTGTACCATTTGACCCACCATCTTGGGATATAGCATCCGTAAAAACAAACGATTTACCTAATAGAGGCTCATTAAAAAATAAATAAACCATGTACGCAAACGATGATGTTTTATTAATTACCAAGGATGACTTATTTAAGTACACCCAGTTAAGTGGTAATTTTGATATTGACAAAATAACGCCATTTATTAAGGTGGCACAGGATATTGAGGTTCAACAATTATTGGGTACGTTATTGTATCGTAAGATATTGACCGATGTAAAGAATAACGTATTAACAGGCAATTACCTTACATTGGTATCCGATTATGTACAACCGATGCTAATCCATTATTCAATGGCTGATTTGTTGTTGTTTCACGGGTATGAGGTATCTAATGCAGGGATTGTAAGAAATACCCCCGAAGGTACTCAATTACCCGATGCAGGTGAAATTAGTACATTGGTGGAACGTACACGGGCAATGGCGGATACCTACCGCAGAAGATTGGTAGATTATTTGAGCTATTACCCTCAATTATTCCCTGAATATACTGCTAACCAAAATGCAGGGCAATACCCAACCTCATACCCAACTAATTATACTGGATGGAATCTAATGTAAAAAAGACCTACGCCCCAAAGGCAAATAAGGTTGCAAAGCTTAAAACATACATGGCAAGTGTAAAAGTTGCTAATGTGGTAAAATGTGATTTATTCACAAAAACCACCAAGATAATTGCCATATTGATATTATTAAGTGGTTGTTCTGCACAATATCACATCGAAAAGGCGTGTAAGAAACAACCTGATTTATGCAAGGTGAAAGTTAGGATTGATACATTTGTTGTTAGGGATTCAATATATTTCCATGATACGTTTACGACCACGGAAATTGACACTATCACCATTGACACGGGTTCTATTAGGGTTAAGGTTGTACGCCATTACAATAAAATCAAAGTACTAATTAAACAAAAACCCGATACGATACGAGTTACAAAAACCATTACACTACCACCCAAATACATTGAAAAAGAAAAGGAGGCATGGGGTACTGCCCATTGGGTATTTTTTTGGGTGGGGTTGATATTGGTATTGATTGGAGTTTATAAACTACTCAATTAGAACAATTAATTTAAAAAGCGTTTTATAAGTATGACAAAAGCGTGGGTTACACCATCTCGTTCAAGCCCAAAACCAGGGGGCAATCGTGCGTGTTTATGCCGAGATGGGAGAACGTATTCCCGTAGATGTTGTGATGGTTCATTACAAGCCCAAGGCGTTGGGAATGTATACGCCACACCTAAACCAATAGAAAATATAATTGCTCAAAATGGCGATTTCTTAACAACACAAGACAATAAAAATATAATTACCAACTAATATGGCAGACGTTAAAATAACGGATTTATCCGCAATCACCGACATTGAGAATAGCGATGTACTTCCCATTGTCGATATCACAGCGGATTCAACCAAGAAGATAAGTATTTCACAACTGAAATTACAAGCCCCAGTACAATCGGTGGCGGGTAAAACTGGTGCGGTAACATTAACCACCTCTGATATATCAGGATTATCGACTGCCTTGGCGGCTAAGCAAGATACATTAGTATCGGGTACCAATATTAAAACCATAAATGGGAATACCGTGTTAGGTAGTGGAGATATCACAATATCTTCTTCCGTTGCTTGGGGTGGTATTACTGGAACGCTATCCGATCAAACCGACTTAAACAATGCCTTGGGTGGTAAACAAGCCACGTTGGTGAGTGGTACATCGATTAAGACCATCAACAATACATCGGTATTAGGAAGTGGAAATATAAGCGTAGCCCCTGCCACTGGAATTGATGCAACTGCAATCGGTAGCGGTTCGGTGGATAATGCAGAATTTGGATATTTGAACGGAGTTACATCTGCTATTCAAACACAATTCAACGGTAAACAAGATACCCTTGTAAGTGGCACAAGCATTAAAACAATCAATTCTACAAGTGTATTGGGAAGTGGGGATATTGCAGTACAAGCAACATTGGTAAGCGGTACAAATATTAAAACCATTAATTCTACCTCAATTCTTGGAAGTGGTGATATCAGTGTTGCCCCCGCAAGTGGAATCAATGCCACGGCAATCGGGAGTGGTAGCGTTGACAATACCGAGTTCGGTTATTTGAATGGTGTAACAAGTGCGATTCAAACGCAGATAGATACTAAGACAAACAAACTAATTACGGCAAACCGACAAACTGCATCTTATACATTGGTTGCAGGGGATGCCGATAAGTTGGTTGAAATGAATGTTGCGAGTGCAAATAATTTAACCGTACCCGCATCTACATTTTCAGCAGGTACACAGATACTTTTAGCACAATACGGGGCAGGACAAACCACCATCGTTGCAGGTTCGGGAATGACAATAAGAAGTAATGGAGGCAAGTTAAAATTATCCGCTCAATATAGCGGTGCAACATTGGTATTCATAAGTGGTACGGAAGCCTATTTGTTTGGTGATATATCTGCATAATTATGATAATAGCAACACACGGGATATTAGCAAGTGCAGGAGGTATTGTATATGATGCCGATGCACAAGCCTTTTTTGACCGAGTAACAACGGCAGGGGGTAGCCTATCAACAACCGAGAAAACTGCGGTTAATACGCTTGTTATTGATTTAAAAGGGTATTCTATATGGACTAAAATGACAACTATATACCCGATGGTTGGAGCAAGTGCAGCAGCGTGTAAACAGAATTTAAAGAGTAGTAGTTTTACAGGTACATTTTCAAGTGGTTGGACGTATTCAAGTGGTGGAGTAACTGGTAATGGTACGAGTGCTTATTTAGATTCTAATTTATTACATAATTCTTTATCACAAAATTCAACACACATTTCATATTATTCACGAACAAATGCCTACACTAATTCACAGGATATTGGCGTAGGAAATGATAGTACTTCATTTTTGATTATGGAAATAAATCGAGATGTGGCAGGAGGTATTCAATCAACAATCGTTAATAGTAATTCAAGAACTGGTGCTACATCACAAGGGAATAAAGGTTCATTAGGATTTTATATTGGTTCAAGAACTGCATCTAATTCTCAAAAATTTTATAAAAACGGTACTTCAATTCAAACAAGCACAGCAAATTCAACAAGTTTACTTAATCAAAATATATATATAAATGCTTACAACGGTCCAATTGGTGCGAAAGAATTTTCAGATAAACAATGTGCATTTGCATCAATTGGTGATGGATTAAATGATACCGAATCAGGTAATTTATATACTGCGGTTCAAGCATTTCAAACAACACTGGCTCGCCAAGTTTAAGAAATATGATTATACTGTTGTATTAAGGAATAATAAATTATGCAAGGATACATTTTAACAACTGAACAATACCAAGAAATTCAAGGGCAATTTTTTGCAATTGATATATTTTTTAATTGCGTTCAAGATATTAACGAAATTTGGTTTACATTCCTAAGCGAACAAGATATACCATTGGTTGAGCAATCCGAATACGCTTGGGTATTAGATTTACCACAAGGTGAATATATACCACCACCACCACCACCATTTCCATCATGAAACACTTAGATAACGACACCACCGCAGCCATTGCCACAGGAATAAGTGGAAGTGCTACGATAATACATTTTTCCCAAACGTGGCAGCCAGTAGCAGCGTTTGTACTTGCAATTGTCGGCATAGTATCAGGCATGTTTGCGATAATATACTACGCACGTAAGATTAAGCAATTGAATGGCAAAGGCAAGTAAATCCACCCCATCCACATTTAGGCGTAAACCTAAAAAGAAATTGGGTAGGCACACCAAGCATATTAATAAACATAAGTCATGCAAACCAAGCAGAGGTCAAGGGTGAAGCTTAAACCGTATTTTGCACCAACACCTAAAAGAATCAGAATCTTTGGCGATAGCCTTGCGGCTGCATCAATTATGGTTGCTGGGTTTAATATGGATCATCCATCCGTAATGATTGGTTGTGCCATTGTTGGTGGCGTTGGTAAGTTCCTATCTAATTTCTTTACAATAGAAAAAGAGAATGAAAACTAAACAAATTACATTCCGTGGGTATTACCACGAAGTCAAGAATAAATCACAAGTATATCTACACCATACCGCAGGTAATGACAATGCACAATCGGTATTTAATTGGTGGGAATCACAAGGCAAAAAAATTGCTACCTGTGTTGTGATAAATTCCAAGGGTGAAATCATACAAGGGTTTGGTTCACAATACTGGGGATATCACCTTGGTTTAACCAATGATGTATTCCGTAAGAATGGTTGCACATTTATTCCATTGGATAAATCTTCCATTGGCATTGAGATTTGTTGTTGGGGCAGTTAACAAAAAAAGGTGAGAAGTTCTATAATTATGTAGGCAAGGAAGTTCCAGCCGATGAGGTATGCACATTGGATAAACCATTTAAAGGATATAAGTATTTCCATAACTACACCGATGCACAGATTGAAGCCGTAGAGGCGTTATTAAAGCATTGGGGGCAGAAATACGGCATAGACCTTACCTACCATCAGGATGTATGGGATGTTACGCCACGAGCCTTAAAAAACGTTAATGGGGTATATACCCATAATTCGGTTCGTTACGATAAAATTGATGTATATCCCCACCCAAAATTGGTGGATATGCTGAAAAATCTAAAATAATTCATTCGTTTACTAAACATTTTGATACGTTCACTAAAAAAAGTGTCCTATCTTTTTTGTTTTTACAAAATAAAATA